CTCAGAGATATATGAATATGCACAAAAATTTCCCCATTTTCGGCGCGATTTTTGTGCAATTTGACGAAACGCACAAATTTGGCATATTGCACAAAACAGCCCAGGTATTTTTGTATATTTTGCCATGTACAATAAATGGTACAGGATGATGTTGACATATTCTGATCTCTGGTGTATTTTTAATAGTAAGAAAGGGCTGGCGCAAGACCACCGTGTATGTCCACGGGCGCGTGGGATTGGTCGTCCCGTAAACAGCCCTTTCAATTTAATATGAAAGCGTGGTGGTTATGGTGGATATTACCGCAATTACTCAGTTTATCTCCAACGTTGGATTCCCGATTGCGTGCGTTATCATGCTTTGGTACAGAATGACCGAAGACGCAAAAGCTCACAAGGCAGAAATGGACAAAATGACGGAGGCGTTGAACAACAACACACTGGCTGTCCAGCATATGTCCGATATGATCGCCACGAGAAAGGTAGACAAATGACCGCAGGCGAAATTCTTGAACTTGTGCGCGCTGGGTACACTCGCGCTGAAATCGACGCCATGAGCGCGCCCGAACAGCACGACGATCCGCAGCCCGAAGAACAGCACGACGATCCTCAGTCCGAAGAACAGCACGACGATCCTCAGCCCGAACAGGTGCCCGCATGGGCGCAGGCGCTCAACAACACTCTGGACGAGCTGCGGAAAACCATTCAGGCGTCGAACATCGCCCACGACGATATGGGCGATGAAGACGACGTAGAGGACGCCGCCGAAAACGCACTTGCACAGTACATTACGGGCAAAGCGCCCGAAGCTAAAAGTAAAGGAGGAAGAAAATCCAAATGAGTGTTAATACTATGTCCTTTGAGCAGGCTGCCGCAATTCTGACAAGCCTGACCGCACAGATGACGGGAGAAAGTAATCTCGCCGTCCAGAATCTGTCTGACTACATCTCCGTTGGACAGAAAGCCCTCCGCACTGGTTACGATCCGCTCTCGATCGGAATTTCCCAGATGGTCAGCAAAACGATCTTTGCTTATCGTCCCTACAAGGGCGCGCTGTCCATACTCGACCGTGACAATGTAGAATGGGGCGCTATCACTCGCAAGGTGAACGCGATCCAGCAGGATGTTGAAAACAGCGACGTCTACGCGCTTACTGACAACACCTCTCCCGACATGTTCGCAGTCAAAAAGCCCAAATTGTACCAGACCAACTTCTACGGTTTCGACGTGTGGTCTGATCATGTCTCCGTCACCCGTCAGCAGCTGAAAAACGCTGTCAGCAATCCGTCCGACATGGGGCGCCTGCTCGACCTGATTCTCGGCACGAAAGCGAACGAAATGGAGCTGTCCCGCGAAGCGTTCCGCCGCGCCACGCTTGCAAACATGATCGGCGCTCTGAACGCCATCGGCAACGCCGCTCAGGTTCGCCACCTGCTCACGGAGTACAACGCGGCAACAGGTATGAATCCCCCGCTGACCGCGGTCACTGTTCGACAGCCCGCCAACTATGAGGGCTTTATCCGCTGGGCGTATGCGGAGATCGCCAAAGTCTCCGATAAAATGACCAGCATGAACGCCGCGTACCACCTCAATCCTACGGAGGGCACGATCCTCCGCCACACGCCTAAAGAGATGCAGCGTCTCTACATCTACAGCGGCGCGCTCCACGAAGTCGACGCGAACGTGCTTGCGACCACGTTCAACGCTTCCCGCGTAGCTGACCAGCTCCCGCCCATCACCGCGTCGGTCGATTTCTTCCAGTCTTTCAACACTCCCGATTCTGTCAACGTCACGCCCGCGTACATCGGCGCGGATGGTGCCGTCGCCACGGCTACCGCGCAGGAAGTCACCAACATTTTCGCGCTGCTCGCAGACCGCGACGCCCTCGGCGTGAATTTCTACGACCAGTCTGTCGACGTATCGCCGTACAACGCCCGTGGGAAGTTTTATAACTATTGGTATTCTGACGCCCACAGATATTACAACGATGTGACCGAAAACGCCGTCCTGTTCCTGATGGATTGATAGACGGTCTATCATAAACAAAAAAGAGCGCGGACTATTCCGCGCTCTTTGCGTATGAGGTGTAGCACATGGTCAATGTACGACTTTACAATTTTGACAAGCGCAAGAACAGCACAAAGCGCCCGAATACCAGCGGCGGCGATCTTGTGCAAGGCGAAGTAAAACAGGACTTCACCCCGCTTGCGCCTGTTATCACATTCAACATGCCAGACCCTACATCTGTTCCGACGTACAACTATGCATATATTGCCGAATTCGGTCAGCGCTGCTATTTCATTACGGACTGGCTTTTTGTTTCTGGACTTTGGCGCGCAACTATGGCAGTTGACGTCTTAGCGACGTATCAGAGCGCTATCTTTGCGTCGCAGCAGTATGTGGCAAGGTCGAAATGGTATCCGAATCACGATATTATTGATGGCAGCTATGACACACTTGCAGGAGCAACTTTTGACACACAAGAACTGTCTCAGGCGTCATTGTGGGGTGCTGATTACGGGCAGGGCTGCTTTATCATGTCGACTATCTCTTATAGCGGCGCGAATGTTGGCGCTGTGACGTATTACGCTATGTCGTGGGCTTGCGCTCGGCAGTTTTTCCGCGAACTTCTCAGCTCGCCCGACTGGATGAACATTTCAGCAAGTGAGATTTCCGAAGACCTGCAGAAAGCCCTAATAAATCCGCTGCAGTATGTTGTCAGCTGTATCTGGATTCCCGCGCGCTGGGAAACTTTCATCTATTACAAATCACCACAGTATGACGGCGACCTTAGCAAAAATATTAAATTAGGCTGGTGGTCTTTTGACCTGCCGTCTGGTGAGGGAACAGGCGAATATACTGTTCGCAAATTGCACAATCCTACATTTGATACCGTGGAGGGCGGCACTCCCGACCGCATTTCTGCGACCTTTACGTTCAACATACCGAAGCATCCGCAGGCAGCGACGCGCGGTGTGTGGTTGAACATGGCGCCGAACAGCAAATATACACTGACATTTTTGCCTTTTGGCGTGTTCGACTTAGACACGACCGACTTGAAAAACGCAACAACGCTTCGCGGTGTTGTTACGCTGCACGCATACACTGGTGATGCAACGTTGCAGCTGTTTGTCGATAATTCAAATAACGCGATTCTAACTGTCACAACGAATCTTGCAATACAGATACCAGTTGGACAAATCGCGATGAATCTCGGCAATCTTGACAACGCGCTGTTGGCAGGTGCGGCGGCTGGTGTTTCGGAGGTGGCGTCCATGTATTCAGCACACGCAAGCGCGGCAGCTTCGCAACCGTCTGGCAGAATGGGCGGCACTACGATCAGCGGTGCTCATGGCGGATCACATAAAAGCGGCAAGTTTTAAGGGGTGATTATATGCCGAATGAATCAATATTTCCAGCTCGCCGCGCAGCTCTCGGTCTTGAGCCGCAAGGCGTGACCGTTTTCGGCGGAGAGGACGCGCTTGTTAATGTCGAGCCGCTGCAGGAAAAAGCAAGATCGGCGCTCAGCGACATTATCGGAGGCGTTTTGCAGGTTGCAAACAAAGCGCTGCCTGCTGCTCTGGCAGCCTGCGCCTCCGTCCAGTTTCGCGGCACACAAGGAAGTTTTCTTGCGTTCATTACCAATATTCGTCTGACAGCGCGCTTTATTTCGATCTCCGACGACCGAAGCGACTTTATTGGTTATCCGTGTGAACGCGTTGTCGCGCTCGGTCAGCTCGCAGGGTTCACGCTCTGCGAAAATGCTACGATCTCTATCAGCGGCACAGTGATCGAGGAAGAAGCAATAGAAGACCTGTTAAACAAGGGCGTTTTTATTGAGGCGTAGTTATGGCATGGGAGGCAGTTTGGACAAATCAGCTCGGCGCGCTCACACTCGCCCAGCAGACAAACAACGCAAACATTATATATTATCACTTCCATGATCAAGGCTGGGAAGACATGCCGATTGCCGCAATGCTTGGTAACATGCACATAGAATCTCAAATGAACCCCGCACAATGGGAGGCAGGTTATCCGATTTATAACCCGGGCACAAGCGGTTTCGGTCTATCTCAGTGGACGCCATGGAGAAAATTTAGAGACTGGGCGGGCAGCGGCTGGGAAACAAATTATAATCTGCAGCTCGACCGCCTTGACTGGGAGGCAGACCCAGCGAATCAAGGCAATGTCAACCCTGACGGTCAATGGATTCCTGTAGCTTCATATGAGTATTACACATTCATGGACTTTGCGTATGATACCACACATTCCCTGCAATGGTTGGTTGAATGTTACGAATACTCTTATGAACGCGGCACACCTGCGATTTCTCAGCGCCTTTATTGGGCGGACTATTGGTATCAATACATAACAGGGCATCCACCTCCCGTACCATCAGGAGGAAAAATCCCTATTTGGATGCTATTTGAACTTAAAAAGAGGTGGAAAAGATAATGGATGTACCCGTCAAATACCGCGCGTTGAACATTGCCAACGCGAGCGTTTCCCCGTATGGCGTCCATACTACAGACAACGCCACAACTGCGTTTTACTCCCGCTACCTGATGAAACGCGCCATGTCAGCTATCAAGCTGTCGCTGCCTGACAGCTGGGCTGAAAATTATGTTGCTCTGACACTGTTCTGCTATGGTTTCGGCGCTGTTGTCGACGTTCCCCGTTATGGCGCCATCTTCCAAGCTGGCAGCTTCTACGGGCGCAATGTTTTTTATCAGCCCACGCGGTTTATGACAGCAAATCCGCTGTTCATGGCGCCGCCGAATGGATGGGTGATCGGTAAAAACTGCGCGCTTATCAAGCTGCAGCCCGATTTCAGCGGCATTGATGATATTGTGACCACATACGCGACGCGGCTTGCTTTGGCGTATGAGGCATGGCAGCTCAATACTCAGAATAGCAAACTTGCGTATGTGATCGGCGCGGAAAACAAAGGGCAGGCATCGAGCTTTGAAAAGCTGTTTGACGTGATCCAGAGCGGCGTCCCCGCTGTCGCCACTGGACAGAATCTTTTCGGCAAGGATGGGAAGCCGCGCTGGTTTGAGTTTGTCAACAACCTCAAACAAAACTATATCGCTCCGGACCTCTCGGCGGATATGCGGTCTATCATGTCTGAATTTGATTCCTTTGTCGGCATACCCAGTAACCCGAACAGCGAAAAGCGTGAGCGGCAGATAGTGGACGAAGTAAACGCAAACAACATTGAGACGGACACCCTGCTGGACTTGTTCGTGCAGACGCTCAATGAGGGTATGCAGCAGGCTAACGATCTTTTCGGTCTGCAGCTCAAAGCGGAGAAGAAATATCCCGTAATTGAATCAACCATGCCCGTCGGAGGTGATAATTAATGTTTGCCTCTCTTTCTATCCTCGGTCTGTACGAATATAATCAGGATATTTTCGCAAACCTGCATCTGCCTGATGGTGTCGACCCTGATATTCTGATTCCTGAGATTTGTACAGAGTGCAGCGACTTTGCGTTACTCTATCCGGACTACGATTTTATGAAAATGCTTATCGGCGTATGGTCTACCAAAGAACAGCGGATATGGGCTGCGATGGTCGAATCAACGGAATTTGAGTATAATCCCATTGAAAACTACGATAGACACGAATCAATCCAGCGCAGCATTACCAGCAGCGCAACGGGCAGCTCTACCAGCAGCGGCAGCGTATCGGAACAGAGCAGCGGAACGTCGACAGGATCACAGACGGCGTTCAACTCCGACAGCTTCAAAGACACCAACAAATCCACGTCGCAGGGAAGCGGAAGCACTAACACGCAAGGCAGCGACAGCGCCCAGCAGAGCGGAACAGGATCGGAGACGGTCACTACCCACATTCACGGGAATATTGGGGTCGTAACCGCGCAGCAGATGATTGCCGGCTTCAGAGAAATCAGCGACTTTTCCGTATATGACTTCATCGTACAGAGCTTCAAAGATCGGTTCTGTGTGCAGGTGTATTAATAGGAGGTGTTCATATGGACAGCATCGGATTTCCCTATACCAATTTGAACAACGTCAATCTCGATTGGTTGCTCGACAAGGTGGCGGAGCTTGAAGCGCGTGTAGCGGCTCTTGAAGCGGAGGTGAATGATAATGAGTAGATTCTGGGGCGGTGGGAAATTCCCCTATACGAACATCAACAATCTCAATTTGGATTGGATGATAAAGCTTGTACTTGAGCTTCGGGATCGGGTCGCCGCTCTTGCAGGCGAGCTTGGAACCGTCTATATCAAGCCCGAAACAGGAATTCCGAAATCTGACTTGTCAGCAGGCGTGCAGGCGTCGCTTGACAAAGCTGACACCGCGCTGCAGGCGATTCCAGCGAGTTATCGCACAGCGGCGGATCAGGACGTGATCGACAACGCCCAGAATGAAAAAATAAACCCGCTGTATAATCCGCTCTCTTTGGAGGGATCGCAAATCAGCTTTACAGCGGAGGCAGCTGTCATTCCTAATAGTTTCATTCTGAATGTGCTCCCCGCGCAGAGCGGCAGCGGCACGCCGTCACCTACCAACCCGCGCGCGCTGGCTGCCCGAAATGAAATCAGCATAACTCACAACGGAGATACTATTAATATTCCGCTGCTGTCAGCTGATCCGACGTATGGCGGCCAACTGGATTTTCTAACTGGAAATTATAGCGACTTTGGTCGCATCGTGAATTTTTCTGATTTGTCATGGAGCCGCTCAGAATCAACAGGTTTATTTTTTGCGAATATTCCCGGTCGAATTGTACAAAATCCAGAACCGTTTCTCTATTGCTCGCATTATCAGTATATCGGTAGCGGCTCTACAAGCTGGATTACCGCGAATCTGAATAACGGGCAGATTGCCGCGCAGTCCACAAATACACTTGTCCGCGTGCGTGACGATAGGTTTACCACTGTTGACGCATTTTTGGCGGCTAATGAAAACACACAAATCATTTTCCGCGGTGCTGCGACACAGCACAAGATTCCCATTTCGGACGTGCTGCCCGTGAGCGGATCAAACAACTACACTACGTCGTCTGGAAGTTTCTCCGCAATTGTTAACGCATATCTCGACGCGCTGACCAACGCTGTAAAGCGTGCTGCTCCCGCCGTCATGGTCGCTGACGTCGAAAGCGGCACCGTTTCACATGCGTACAGCATCAACGACTTCCTTATTTATAATAACCAGCTCTGTAAGGTCACAGCGCCAATTCAGAGCGGCGGCACAATCCAGATCGGAGTTAACGCGGTCATTACCACGCTGGGCGCAGAAATCACCGCGCTGCTTAATTCTTAATAGGAGGATTCAATCATGCGTTTTATCGTCAACGAATACCAGACCAACCCTGACGGACAGCTCACTTTCGGCGCGGGCACTGTCGAACAGGAGGCGCGGGCGCTGTTTTACACGAAATGCGCTGCCGCTGCAGTTTCCGACGTAGGCACTCACACAATCGTGCTGGAAGATGAAAACGGGTTCCAGATCGACAAGGCAATTTTCAAGCACTGATACCAAAACAAAGCCCTGCGGCATTGCCGCAGGGCTTTTGTTTTGGCGCGTTCACACGGAATAGTCGCAGTCCAATTCGCAGGTCACGAACTTCTTGCCGCCGCGCGTGGTGCCGTGGCGGATAAGGATTGCAAACGATTCGCCGTCCATGATACCGACAATATCGGAGAATTCACGGATGAACGTTGCGGAAATGGTGCTGTACTTGCTGCCGTCGGTGCTGACAAAGGAAAGGACGGTCTGGTCTTTGACGGTGCCGTCGCGCGCCTCTTTCGGATCGGAGTACAGCGCCCAGATGGTCACGGGGATACTCACGCCGTCGGGCGCGTCCTGCGCCATTAAACCGCTGGATTTGGTCAACTTGTAAAGGGCGCGCTTGTCGTTCTGGTCTACATTGGTTTTGATGATTTCCATGGAATATCTCACTTTCTCCCCGTAAAGCCGATAGGACAGCATATTTACATTATTTATAATAGCACTTGCAGCTTTTTAACGCAACTGGCGTTTTATACAATCTTGCTTAACTTTTCTCAGCAGTTTTAACGAATCATCCAAAACGCAGGCATATTCCTCCGTAATATCAAGTTTATACGTCGTTTGACGCAAGCAGACATTTTTTGTAATGTCTATTACATGTCCGTCCAACTCTACATGTTTTATACTGCCGTCGTTGTAAACTGCCTCAAGTTTGCCCGTTTCTGTGAATTCAAATCCGCGCGTGAACGCTTCCAGACCTCCCTTGCGCGCAAGCTCCGCCGCGCCTGCCTTTTTCGGCACGCCCGCGATAGTGATATGTAGCCCGCCGTCGCCGTCCTCATACGCGTACTTTTTCGCACCAAGCGTGATAAAGCGAGAATAGCTGCCGTCGTCCTCATAGACTCCCATATAGTGAGCTGTCCCGTGTTTGTCCGTCGCCCACGCGCCGCGCTCGACGGCGACGCGCTGCCGATCCGCGTTGTATGCGCTGAAATCTATCGACGGCGACGCGATGAATTTACAGCTGTCAGTGTCAACATACACGATATTGTCTCCGCATATGTCTATACCGCGCTGCAGATCGGCGCGGGCATGCGCTGTTGTCCATACGCCATATTGATATAATGTATAGGGCTGTTTCCCGCTCCGCTTTAATATGTCTTCTGGGCGCTGCAGCATGTCCAGCTTGTACTCGCCGCCCTCATAGTTTATCCGCAGGCGGACAGGATCCATTACAGACATACCATAGATCGCGTTCAACAGGTTCTTGCTTTTGAAATAGTAAAGCTCCTGTTCCGGAATTCCCTTTAGCTGTGTTTTTGCTGTGAAATAGCGCTTGTTTATCTCCACAAGCGGCGCGGGCAATTCCCCATACCACGATAACCACAAATCAAGCATTTCATAATCAAATTTGTACTGCTGCTCTATGATTGCAAAGTCTATGTCCGTTATGACAATTTCAATCTCGGCAGCACTCAGTATGCGCCCATTGTCCGCGCGGACGCCGCGTGAGTATATGCACTTGGCGACGGGCAGATACGGAATGTGTACAAATGGAGTCTGCAGCTCGACGCGCGTCAAGCGGCAGTGGATGAGGGCTGCGCGCCCGCGATCTCGGCACAGATGCAAATAGCTGATCCTGCCGTCGTAGCTGCGGCGGAATTTCTCAACAGGGTACAGCTTGCAGCACTGTTGAGACGGATAGCTGCTTGATATGTCCACGCTTGCGACGTCGTGCAGGATTTCGCCCGCGTAAAAGCGGCTCGCATGTGTGTTTCCGCCTCGGAACGCGGCGCGCAGCAGCTTATACAATTCATAGTCTGGGTATCTGTCGACCAGATAGCTATGATAAGGCTGCATTTCCCGCTTGACCTCGCGGCGGACATATCCAGTCGACGTTCTGGGTATGGTGTATAGATCGTCGGAGAACAACCGCATGATCCCGCGTATAGCTTTGCACAAGCCCCATACGTCATAAACACAGTATAACAATTCTTTGCGGGATAGCGGCGTATCAGAAAAACGCCGCTCATCATATCCGATTTGCCGCCCGTCTCGCTTGTGGTAGTCTGGGGCATATTTCGCCGTCGCCGCTGACAAGCTCATATTGAAAAGCTTATAGCTGCAGAAAAATTCAAAATGCTTGTACATGCTGAAATCAAGAATTTGACGCGGCTCCATGGCGAAAACCTCGTCGGGCTGAAAGTCATATATACCGCTCAAAAACTGGAATTCATAGCTTGCGTTATGAATCCAAATTTTGAGAGACTTTCCATGAAGACGCCGCTGTAGCATCATGCACATGTGCTTGAATTCCTGCCATGTCCGCCCCAGTAGCACGACGTCGGTGCCGTCCGGGAAGTCAAGACAAAACTGCCATATATACATGACGCTTTGCTCGACTTCCCGAAAGCGGCTTGTTTCAATGTCGAAAGCGCATACTACGTCCGCATAGCTTTTGAACTTGCGGCGTCCAGCTGGACGACTCGCCTCTCGGAATTGCAGATTATTATAATTATATGTTGCTTCCCAGCAGACAGGCATTACAACCACGTCCCGTCCTCAATATAATTATCAAATAATTCTTGCCACTCAGCGGCAGTATCAAGCCCTTGCTCGTCCGCTGCTTCGAAGATTTCCGTAACTTCTAAGCTGTCGCTTCCGTAACCGTAATGTTTTGCTTGTTCTTCATACCAGCGAGAAAAGCGAGCCCATGTGTCATAATTTTCTTCATTTACTTGTGTGATACCGCGCGCGTGCAGCGTCGCTATGGATTTTGCGCGTACCGCACGCCTCCCCTTTACGGTCGACATGCTCTTATTGCGGACAAATTTGTTCGCATCCGCTGCCGCCTTGGCGACGTCAAGAGCGGACTTGAGATTACGCGCGCTCGGCGGATCGTCCGGACGGTCAATAAACTTCACGTCGCTTTTGTCTATTCGCTTGATTTGTCTTTGCATGTCGGAGCGGACGTCGGAATAGTAAAGGCGCAAGTCTGATTCCGTGAGCTTGCCCGCCTCAAACATTCCCTTGAGCTGTGAATACGTAGCGTCTTTCAGCTGTGTCCTCAGAGACGCGCGGCGGCTAACTGCCGAAGCTGTGCGTTTTGCCATTATGTTACCTCCATACGTTCTCAAATTCAATCTTGACGGCGGCGGAACTGTACCGCAGCTCCCGATTTAAGAGCGCCTCGTATAAATACCAGTGATCGTGTCGAAACGCTTTTAAATTGAGCGGCAATGTTGAATAGTGCTGTTCTGCCTTGACGCCGCGAACAACATAAAATGAACGCTGTGTTTTGTGCCGATAGACAGTCACATTTCCGACACTGACAAGCGGCGTATATTCCACAATCGGGCGCTGCTCGACAAATTCATAGTTTGCAGCTGAAAATGCGTTATCAAGCGCCATGGCCGCAAAGTCTCCGCCCGCGTTGGTTAACTTGTACAGCGCGGTGTTTTTCTTTGCCGCGCTGATCGGACTATCCTGATACAGATAAATTGAAACCGCTCCGCCTGCCGCTGTGCTGCGCTCTTTGCCGCGTCTCTGCATACGCTCTATCACTTCTATCAAGCCCATGGACGCAAGCACCGGGGATGCAAGATCGTTTGTGTTTGATAGAAGAATCATTTTCAGCGGCTTGCGCCCTTGCAGCTCTCGGTTACGGTTCAAGGTTTCATAGCAGTTAAGAAAAGCATCACCCTCATTCTTTATTGGGCGTTCGTGGGATTCCTTGATGAATTCATCATAAATGACCGTTTCGTACCCCAGACCGTCAACGCCTCGGATATTGGAAAAAACCGATAATGCAATCCCAATTCCGCGCGGTTCGCCGTCTGGACGTAGAACGCCGTCGACCTCTTTACCGTTGTAAATGCCCGCTGTGTATTTCCCCATCGCGGTCAGCAGAATGTTTGTGCCGCATACGTCGTTGACGCTCTTAAAGGGATTCAGCTCTGGCAGCTTGCAGGCGTCGATCTGGGCTTGCGTGCGGCGCATATATACCAGCTTGCCCGCGTCGGCAGCGCCCTCCGCAAAAACGGAGAGCGCGCCGAATGTCTTGCCGATACCGCGTCCGCCGAGAGCGACGATAAAGGGCGCTGGATCGTCAAACCAGAGACGCGCGTCGACAAAGCCACTGTCGAGATAAAGGCTGCTCATACGCGCGCCCTCTCAATCGTTCGGAGATGGAAACACATACGTCCGCGCTTGTCCTCAACGCGGCTGCAGATCGTGGTCAAGCCTGCAGGCTTTAATACCTCAAAATAATAATTGAGGTAAGCCTGATAAGATCGGATTTCGACAACACCGTTTATTATATAGGTGTTGCAATTCTCGCGGCTGCTCATTCTTTATACCTCCTCTCCTAATGCCATTTCGCAAGCTATAGAGCAGTCCTCTAAAATTTCTGCACTCATTCGCCCAGCATTAGGTTCAAGCTCGTCCAGAAAAATCATACCATTCTTATCATGCAAGATGCTATGACCTATTTCCCTTTCCATTTTTGCCCTATCCGCAAACACTTCGGGAAAGTCTCTACGTATCTGATTCCAATAGCCTTTTCCCCCTTTGACACATCCAATGCAATTGTTATTTGAATAACCAATATCATACATAACAGGGCGCTTGATTCCGAGACTCGCACATATTCCATGCGCGTCCGCTTTTGTCAGGTTCCTGTCTATAAGAGGAAATTCATGGTGAAAGTCTGGCATAGATTCTATAAGGTTATCTGCTCTCTTTTTCTCATTTGAATCAAAACCCCAGACATACATTATATCAAAATCTTGATGTTCAAACTCCCATTTCTTACGTACTCGCTTTTTAAGCACGTCGGTGCACTTTGCGCCATAAGCTGATTTTACAAACCGAAATGCTCGGCACACATCTCCGACACATCTATATTCAGCTGACGTCAAGATTTCAACAGGCTTGCAAAGCACCTTCTCGCAGTCCTTAATAAAACGCAAACTGTCTGGGTGTTGATCTGCTACGTCAATATAGATAAACATATCAATGGTGTCACGCACAAGATACCCAGAAATGAAAGAAGAAACGCCCGCAGAAAGCCAACAGACTTTAAGTTTCTGCCTGCTCATTCATCATACCTCCCTGTATCAACAAATTTCAGAATGACCACATTCCGCGACTTGTCCAGCTGCGCGCCGACGTAATGCAGCGTTTTGTGTTCCTCTTGATAATGCTGGACGTCTTCCCAACGGTCTGTACAGATGCACTCTATTTCAGAGCTGATAATATATTCCTCACGCATTGCGGGCTGCTCCCTCCTTAGTGATTTTGACAATCGGCATGCCCTGATCGTCACAGACTATACCAGTGTAACGTCCATCGCGCGACGCGTCGTTTATACCGCGAATATATCCACGCGCAAAATGCGTCAGCACTGTTATTTCCCAGTCTCTGTATTGCGTGCGCTCTGGGCGCGTTTGCGTTGCGTGCTTGAGATACAAATAGTACATGTTTTCACCTCACAATTATTATAATAAGGATAATGCACAAGAGCTTGAAAATGAGCGGCAGCGTGAGCTTCGCCATGTACAAGTACAGGCGCAGCATGGCAGCGCAGCCAATGCACAAGAGCATGAGCACAATGATACATGCCATTAGTTGAGCGTTCAAAATATATCACCTCCAACGTATAGAATACCACACAAAATCGCGCAGCTCTACCACCTGTCCCATTTATTGGACATGGCAATTTATACGAAAATACCATGGCTATTTTGTGCAAATTGCCTAAATTTGTCGGTTTCGTCAAATTGCACAAAAATCGCGCCGAAAATGGGGAAATTTTTGTGCATATTCATATATCTCTGAG